TAGTCGTAGAAGTGCTGAGATTGCTCTTTTTGAGTACGACCAGCCCGAGTGGAAAGAATTTGCCCTAGCCAAGAAAGATTGGTGGCTGCATGGGAACAGTCAGCGCCAACAAAGCAATAATAGTTTGGTATTCCGCAAAAAGCCTACATATGAAGAAATCAGTCAAATCTTTGACTTGATGTTGGACGCAGGCGGCAGCGAGCCTGGCTTTATCAATGCAGTCGAAGCTCTTCGTCGTGCTCCTTGGTTTGCTGGTTGCAATCCTTGTGTAGAAATTCTATTAGGCAACAAGAGCTTTTGCAACTTGACAGAAACAGACATTGGCAAGTTTAAAGGCAACAATGCAGGAATGCATGAAGCTATCAGACTGGCTGCTCGCGCTAATTATCGCCAGACTTGTGTAAACCTAAAGGATGGTATCTTACAAGAGAGCTGGCATTTGAACAACTACTTTCTACGCCTGTGCGGAGTAGGCCTGACCGGCATTGTAAAACGTCCTGACATGACAGGCTATGACTATGAATATCTTAAGCGTACAGCAACTGCTGCCGCAGTTGGGATGGCCGATGAACTCGGGTTACCAAGACCAAAGAACATTACTTGTATCAAACCTAGTGGAACCCTATCCAAGATCATGGATACCACAGAAGGAGTACACAAGCCTCTTGGAAAGTACATTTTTAACAACGTACAGTTTTCAAAGTTTGATCCAGTAGTAGACAAGTTGCGCGCAGCAAACTACAAAGTGATCAATCACCCCACCGACCCCAGTGGCGTACTCGTCACATTTCCAGTCAAATGGGATGATGTGCCTTTTGACAAGGTAGATGGCAAGGAAGTCAACCTGGAAAGTGCCATTGATCAACTTGAACGCTACAAGATGATTCAGACCAGCTGGACTCAGCAAAATACGTCGGTAACTATCAGCTACGATCCAAGCGAAGTTGAGGGTATTAAGAACTGGCTATTAAACAATTGGGATTGCTATGTAGGGGTAAGCTTCTTATTCCGTAGTGACCCTACAAAGACTGCCAAAGACTTAGGCTATCTCTATTTACCACAAGAAGTAGTAGACGAACAAACCTATCAAGAGTACATTCAAAACTTGTTGCCCGTTGATATCAACAATGCCAACAGTTTTGATGAGATTGTACAAGACGACTGCTCCACCGGAGCTTGCCCAATTAAATAAAGGAAAAAACATGGAATTTACATTTAAGGTAACTGAACAAGAAGCAAATGCAATTTTGGCAGGGTTACAAGAACTACCTGCAAGAGTTGCAAATCCCTTGAGTCAAAAGCTACAACAGCAGGCCCAAGAGCAGCTGCCTAAGCAAGAACCTCAAGAATGAAAAAAGCCCCTCAACTTGTGTTGAGGGGCTTTTTTCATTTTTTGCGCAGTCTTTTGTAATTCAAGTCTGCTTTGAGCGTTTTTATAAACAGTATAAAACTTATTGCTGCCAGTACAAAGTGTGACATTATTTCACCAACAACACCTAAAGTCCAGTAGCTCATTGGGTGTTCGGGCCCTACAGCCCACTGAACCACAATTGTGGCACACACAAACCCGCTGGTCAGGCCCAAGTACCATAGTGGAGTAATAACCCAAGACTTCAGTTCTCGATTGTGTATAGCAACATAGAGAATACCTATAAAAACTACAAAGTGGCTAACAAAGTTTAACAACAATGTCCAAGAGTTAAAAAATACGGCTAGGCTGGTAATCATTTTTTTACATCCTTGACTACTTCAACAATGTCTTTGTGTTGATTTTTCTGTAGGAAATTAGCTATCATACCTAATACAGTGTATGCTAAAAATCCCACACAAAATCCGCCCATGAGCTGTGTTTCCCAATTATTAGATATACCAGCTATATCTAGCAGTGGTTGTGTAAAAACCATTGAACTGCCCACACTCATTCCGCCCCTCATAAATGCTTCACCAATAGTTTTGGGTTTGATAAAGGTCAGGATTGCAAATCCACCAAAAAGTCCGCCTACCATACTAGCTACTTTTGCACTTAAATAACCTGTTGGATCAGCCATAGGTCACCTCTTAGTTGTTTTCGCGAGCCCTTACTATTTGATCTCGCTTAGCTTTGGCCCAAGACTGGCCACCATCTCCACCCCACAAGTCCCAAGCTACTCGCCCGGGGCTTGGAAAACCTTCTTCTCCACTGTTGAATCCTGTTGCCCTCTTGTCTACTTCATGACGACTAAAGAATGAATGCATTCTCATTACTGTACTAGCAGTCAAGTTTTCGCGATTTACAAGTTGATTTGCTCTGGCCAGGCCGACACGGGTTCCACCGGAGTGGCCTTCTTTTTTCCACTTCAATGCACGCCGTGCTGCGGAGGCCATGCCAGTTGTAGGTTTGTAAGTTGTTGCTGCCTTTTCAAAGTAAGACTTTTGAGAATCTTCGTCCGGCATGTCTTCGTCATGGTCTCCGTTGCCTTCCATTTCCCACTGATCACACACTCTGATGGGACTCACAGTCATATTCCAACGACTACAGTACCATACCGGCATACCGTCAATGTCTGTAAACTTGGGAGTGACCGGTAGGTCGCTCTCGTTCCACTCACCGACCGGACCCTCAATGATACAGTCCAAAGTCTCTGGTGAACGATCGTGGTGATGACAACTGGCACATACCCTCATACGGGCTTGGCCTTCACTAACACCCCAGACTTCTTGTTTCATTTCCCAAAATTCAGGGTTGCTGTCACGAGCCTCGGCAGGTCCGTAGTTGGCGTATTGAACCGCTGCCAAGTGGTTGCTTAAATTAATATCTGGATACATTGTACCCACTGGACACAGTTCTTTGGCCATTTTACTCTCAATTCTTATAAGCTAAAATTATAGATTTACACATTTTGCTTCGTACAATGTCGCTGTCCAAGAAGCGGACAACTTCAATGCCGGGTATGCCTTCTAGTCTGGTGACTGCATCTGTCAGGCCGCTGTCATTACCAATATCACTCTGTTCATGGTCGCCGCTAATAATCATTTTGGTATTGCGACCAATACGACTCAACAACATTTTGAATTCTGTTTTTGTAGCGTTTTGAGCCTCATCTACTAACACAATGGCATTATCAAAAGTGGCACCTCTCATAAAGCCCAGTGGACGTGGTTCAATGGCTTTGCTCTTCAAAGCGTACTCGTAAAAACCACTGCCCAGTGACCGTTGGAACACCTGATCAAAGGGATCTAGGTACGGTTCGTATTTTTCTTCCAGTGTGCCGGGTAGGAATCCCAGACCTCTGCCAGTTTCTACGTTGGGTCTGGTTAAAATGATCTTTTCCACGCGACGGTGAAACAGTTCACTTGCAGCATAGCTTGCAGCCACATAGGTTTTGCCTGTGCCCGCACTTCCAATACCAAAAACAATTTCATTTGTCTTTATAGCATTTAAATACGTTTCCTGTATATAATTTAGTGGTTTTACTTCCTTAAACCCTGTTCTGGTCAAGAACTCGAATTTAGGGGCTTCACTTGCTGCTCTGCGAGCTTTCTTGCCACTTGAATTTGCCATAGGTTTTGAAGGTTGGTTGAAAAACACCTAAAGAAGAAATTTGCCTTCTGCTAGGCGGCGGCGTGTTAATCCATTTAACACAATACCTTGCGCTTTATTCCATTTTTGTATTTCTTCATGTGCACCCCACCAGTCACCCTGATTGACCCGTTTTCGCAGAGTGCTAATTCTGTAGTTACCTAATCCACAGTTATAACAAAAACTAATGATTGCCGCCAACCTTCTGGGCGGTTCATTTAACAGGTTAGGGCTGAGGCTGACGGCCCCATTTACAAATTTGCTGAGCATTGCCTCAAATCGACGGTCAGCTTGTTCACGTGTCCACACCAGTCCAGGCACAATGTCTGGTCCTGTAGTACCCCAACCAATAGTCCATGGGTGTCCTGCTTTGAGCAGCTGGTCAGGTGTCATATTTGCTACTTCAACCTTTGAAAACTTACCTCGAGCCAGTGGACTGGCTGGGTCGGGGTAGCTTTGACAATCACCATTCTGTAGTTTTTCGTGATAGCCCTCAAAGGGATGTAAGAGGGCATCTGTACACAATTTGACGGCTTCTTGAGTCATGACCCACTACGCTTTTCAATACTGCGGCCCAAGAACCAGAATGTCAATATCATGTTTAACATTGCAAAGTCGTCTGGTGTCCAGTGCTTGTTTGCAATGTCAATCCAGTTGGCACCATTTTGCATTGCGTAAGAAATAACGATTACCTTAAATGTCACGTACATGCCAAATAATACATAGGTCACCATTGGTCGGACTAAGGCACTCAGTGCAGCTACCCAACGATAGCTGTTAGAGGCCTCTTTGGCTTGACTCTCAAAAGCGCTCTGAATAGCCTGAGTATTTGCAATGCCATAGTCAATGTACTTTTCTTCGATCTTGACTTGACCCCGGGTCTTTTCCAAGTCAATCTGTAAGCCGTACATACTCAGTTCGTGCTTGCGGTCGTCTTTGCGATCCCAGAACTTGAGTACTTCTGGGGCTAGTCGAAACAATCCACCAAAAATTGATCCTAAAATGCCACTTGCTGCAAATTCTAGCATAGTTATATTCCTATCATAGTTCAGTAATTACTACTTGTTTTACTCCAACATCGGTTACATTTTGGACTGCGTTATCTGTGCTGACAAATATGTCATCGACAGTTTGAGTAATAATAAACTCGCTGGCTACTCCGTGGTAGACTATACTATCTTTAGATATAACAGTTATAAATAAGGGCTCAGGTATGGAAGCACTAATAACTATGCCATCTTCTACTTGTCTTATGTAGGTTTCTGATACCCTTGAGCTTATAGCTATTCTTACAGCTGTGCTAGATCCGTTAAGTGGTATTACTACATTACTTAGTACAGCTATTTTGGTTTGACCAATAGAAGTATATGCTATATCTATTGATTTAACAGAAGACGCTTTTAGTAAAAGTTTAGCACTAAATTGAGCAAAATCACTACCAAACTCTGTAGTAGAAGAGTAGCCAGAAATAACTGATTTAGCAAGACCCTGAAGACTATCTGTTTCTGTTTCAGTTGCACTAAAGTTACCACGAATCAGTAACTTAGCTATTAAATTGGACTGATCTGGATTTTCAAGTGCTGAAGCAAGTCCTGTTATAGCTACTCTGCCAGTACTGCTTGCCTGATCTGTAGAATCTGTTGAGGTCCAGTAACCTGTAACAATAGACCTGGCCAGTGCTTGGGCAATGTCAACAGTTGGCTCTATACCAGCCAACTGGCCCCTAAATATAGCTTTGGCTACTATCTGAGCTTGGTCTGTTTGGGCCTCTGATACGCCCACCGTACCTGTAACTATAGATTTAGCCAGTATGGCAGCCTGATCTGTAGTTAGCTCTGTTGGGGCAAGTGTTCCATTGACTAATAATTTTGCTATTACTGAGCCATAGTCTGCCGATTCTAGAGCATTAACGGTACCATAAGCAATTTTTGCTACGCCGCCACTAGAGAATACGTCTTGGCCACCAAACTCTGTGGCACTCAAAGTACCGTTAACAAGTACCTTGGCTACACTAAGAGCTACATCGTTGCCAGTCTCTGAGGCAACCAAAGCACCTCTTACTAATAATTTAGCTACTGCTTGGGCACTATCTAAACTTAATTCGCTAGTTGTTATGTTACCACGAATTAAAATCTTGGCAATAGCTTGAATTGTATCTGTTAGTTCTGTGACTGCTAGAGTACCACTAACAGATAACTTACCCAATAGCTGTGCGATATCAGACAGTTCAGTGGGTAATAGTGTACCACGTACTAGCAGTTTTGCTGCTAAATTTGCTGTATCTTGGCCTATTTCTTGGCTGGTAAGGATACCAAGATTGATAGATTCGCTAACTATTAGTGCAGTATCTTGACCTACTTCTTGGCCTGTTAATGTGCCAGATATTATAGATCTTACTAGTCCCTGGAAACTGTCAGTGCCAGTCTCAGTACCGCTTAAATATCCGGTAACAGGACCAGTAATATTGGTAGCATTAAATTGGTCTAAGCCAGTTTCTACAACTGTTAAGGTACCGGTTCTACTACCACCAATTACTATACTGTTTAAATGTTCAGCAGCAGTACCACTGGCAATTCCAGACCTGCTCAACAGTCTAGAACCTGCAGTGGTGCCACCAGTACTTATTGCTATTAAGTGATTTGCAGCACTAACACCGGTCAATCCAGATAGTGCAACCAGTTTTTGTGCTGCTGTGGTCATATTACACCTCTAAGAGTATTATGGCAGCTGATAGGACCAAACTGCTTGTGCTAGGCTCTGTGGACTTAGTTCGGTAAATGGTGTAATGCTTCCCTCTATATTACCCAATGCTTTTGGAGTTGCAGTTGCAGTAAACACCATAGAAGAAGTACCTTCAGTGTCGGCTTTAGCTCCAATTTGGGCATCTTCAACAGTAAATTGTAACTGTATATTGGCTATAGCATCTAATACTGCCTTAGCATTGCCCTCTAGTGTAAAGGTTATGCCCGTTGTGCCATCAGTAGATACAATCAACTGAAGCTGTGCCGGATCTACAGCAAATGTAATACCTACAGATCCAGAAGTGGGCAAACCGCGAGTTCCTGCTGCTGTAGGTACAAACGTTGATGCATTGTATCCAGAAGAGATCCTTCCAGCAGCGTTAGGCATCTGCCAAGATATAGGATGGGTAGTGCCGTCTGGTACACCCGCCAGTTCACCAAAAGCGGTTAGCGCAGCTCTTCTAGCCCCCCAAAGGGGCTGCATCCCGGTGTGTAGTGTGAGGCCGGATACCGTACCAATAACCCTGTTTGGAAAAGAAGAAAAAGAACTACCTACTGTTGTTGGGCTTTGACCGTTAAAACGCAAAGCCATTTAACCACCCCAAGCGTATCTGTTAACACCAAAAAAGTTAGTATTACCTGGCGTAGCAGCACCAGCATATGCCAAAAATCCTAAACAAGCACCTGAAGCGGCAGCCTGCTCCTGTATGATTGGTAGGCTAGGGAACTGATTTAACATATCACGTTCGGCTAATAAGAACTGAGTGGTAAGTTGAAGTTCCATAATGGGCTTACATAATACCAAGTTCGTAAAGGTATTTGCAGTACCATTGGCGGCGGTTTGTTGCCAAGTTTGTACAGATCGAATACCTGTGTCACCAGCTTGTAGTGGTAAAAACGGGCCAATATTGTTGGCAGCTGTTCCACTGTGGTAGATGTGTGAGTTTACTGCACTTACTGTGGCTGCTACGGTTTGAGGTAGACTTCTGGTACCTACGTTGGCTTGATTGGTATAAGTAGCTAATACGTTGTGAGCACCAGTACCTGTTGCTGCAGGAGCTACAACGGAATATGCCAGTACACCTGTACCTGTTGTATAACGTGGTAGCGTCAAAGTATTGTTTAGGGTAATAGCGGTATTTGTATTACCATCAATACGTGAGTAACTACCCAATAGATCAACTAACAACAGTGTAATAGGTACAGTGGTTGCACCAGCTGTTTGTGCACTCATGGTGAGAAGGTGTTTGGTCGCACTGCCACCAATTAAGTCTCCTGGCCAAATACTTCCCTGCATGCTACTATCGTAGGGCATGAATCGAGGAGACTGACCGTTACTAGTACCAGCAATAACAATAAAGTTATCTACAGTTACCGTTTGACCACTGGCCGCCGTGATTGCTATAGTCTGTGTAGGTGATGCACCCGTGGTGACTTGTAGTGTAGAAGTAGTAGCTGTAGTAATAGAAGAAGATGCTGTACCACCAATATCAATAGTGATACCGCCCGACCCTGAAAGGGCACTGGTAGTTACAATAATTGTGTAAGGTGTACTAGCCGTAATAGTAGCTGCTGGTGTTTGGGATAAGGACCCTGGAGTACCAGCAGTATGTACCATGGTACCAGCAATATTCCACGCCCAGCCCCCGGAACCTACACCTGTCCATTCGGCAATAGAATCAAAACCCCAGTTACGAACATGATTGCCGTGGTATCCTTGACCGCGATCACTGCTGCCTAAAAATAAATCATACCAACGCCCCGCAGCCATTGTGGTGGGAGAGATTTTATTCCAGGGCTGTAGCCAGATTTTATTGTTTGTTGTGACCTGATTTACCAGATCGTCATAGCTTGCAAATCCCATTTTATCTCCTTACAAATGTTATATGACCTCTGGTAATACCAGTAGCTGCACTACCACTATTACCACACACTATATGATTTAAATATGCTCCGTTTGGTACGTAGTAGGGCAGCATATTTCGAGGCGCTTCGATCTCGTATGGAGTAGCGTTATCCACAATGATCGCTTCTAAAATTGGTTTAACTAAAACAAAGGCACAAAATCCACCAGAGGAACCAGTTATTGTTACACTATTTAATTTTTTTACATCAAAAGTACCAAAACCAAGAGGTACAAATGGAGCAGCAACACCAGAAACATTGCCACCGGTAGCGCTAGAAAAACAGTTGAGGGCACCTGCGGCAAATGTAGAATTTACAAAGAAACTGGATACTGTGGTTACACCATTACTACCCTCATACTCTAAAAAGACCTGTGTAGGTGCAGCTGCTGTTTGAGGGGTCGTTGTAACAACCATACAACGCATACCAGAACTATAGCGAGAACTCAAAAGAGTGTTGTCAAAGACCTGTTCGTCTATGTTGTCCATGTCTACGAGCGGATAGAACCCTACATAGTCCATTAACATAACCACTCCAGCAGGCCATGCTGCTGTTGAAGTACCACCACCACTCAAGTTGTATCTGTGTATCCAGCTGTCTCCACCGGTACCACAGTTAATACCATTATTACCACCCCCTATTAAGGGAGTAAATGCCAACTGATCACCTACATAAGCATTGTACTTGGGCGTACCAGCTGCCATGGAAAGATCTAACCAAAATCCACCACTTGCAGCCGATATCTGTGGGTTTGCAGTTTTATGCCAGTGTTGTCGCCATACCCTATTGGTATCCCAAGAGTTGGCAATGTCACTTATAGTATTAAACATTACAATTAATCAACCGTTACACTCAGAGCAGCTGCTGCAAATTGAGGTTGAATACCGTTGCTAACTGATAGAGGTGAAGCTAGGGCACCCTTTAACAACAAGTTGCCGGCTCCTGAGCTGTCTGTGCCAATACCAAAGTGGGTAACTGTTGAAGTACCGCCTGTGCACTGTGGAAACTGTACCAGAGCTGCGTTGGTAATAGTCTGTGCAGTAAGCGTAAATCCACTGTTACTTCTTACTACACCTACTCGGCTATACGACGTATAGGTCGTTTCATTGGTAGTTTGAGTACCTGTCTCGCCTGGATCGGCTGTGTGTAGGCTGATAAATAGTGAGCCAGCTGTTGAGGCATTTCTCAGGCCAGTGGCGTCTCCAATGTCAGCCCAGTTTATATTTTGAAATAGCAAGCCTAAGAAATTGGCTTCGGCCGTGTTGGTCATTGACATAGTTCAAGCTCCTTAGGCGTGTGTGATAGTTGCACTAGTAATAGTGATGGTTTGTCCTGTATTGATACTGATATTGTCTAACACAATATCAGTACCGCTAGTACCCACTGTTAAACCAGTTACAATGTCGGTACCGCCACTGCTAGTACGAATACGAGCTGCTGCTGCAGTGCCTGTGGCATCTGCAGCTGTATCGCTCTGTGGCATAGTAAATGTTAATACTCCGCTATCTGCCGCAGGGGCGGCCGGATTTGCTAGGTTTATAGTGGCTAATACTGTTCCCATAGCTGAGGTACCAATCTCTAGTACTCCGGTAGTGCCAATGGCAGTCGTTACCGCATTAAGACGAGCATTTTTTACTGCTGTTGTGTAAGTTACTGCCATTTATTGGCCTCCTTGTGTTCGTGTCCAAGTTGTTACTTGAACAATTTGATTCAATGCTAAATTGGTGTTGTCTAACTCTAAGTCTCCACCACCTCCGGTAATAGATACCGAACCTTGTTCATGGGTAATACCACTACTATTTTTTAATCTATAGTGTGTGGCTGTACCGGAGGAAGTTGCAGTACCAATCCAAGATCCTTGCAGTGATACAGCACCATTAACAGGAGCACTCAACCAATCTAGTGGCAGTGCTATAACGGCCAAGAGAGTTCCAGTATCTGAGTCAGTGGTAGATACGGGTGCCGGTCCTGTGCGTAACTCTACGGTCGGTGAGGTTCCCAAGTATGTCTCATACTGTAAAATCATACTGTTTCTAATATCAACACTCAACTTCATCTGGTTACCTCGGGTTCAACACTTACTGAGCCATATATCAAAGGTATAACCGCTCCGTCCTTCTCCAATTCTAGAGAATAAATACCGGTTTTCCAAGTATAGGCTGCAGTGGTGGTGGCACTAATAATTAAATTAATACTCTTGTTGGTATTGTCTATTATTATTTTTCCGTTGCTGCTGGTAAGATTTTCTAACACAGTCTCACTGGTGATTTTTTCACGAATCTGCATTCGTGCAGCGTAGCCAGTCAAGTCGACGGGTTGATTGTACTCCAAAACACCGCCGCCAGTGTAAGTTGTAAAGTTGAGTGCATTAACTGAGTTAAAGGTCGCTGTGTTGGCAGCAACTTCACTAGTGATTAAATAATTGTCACCTGTGTTGGCTTCTTTCATGCCAATAGCACCATTAATCTTTACTCTCCAACCTGTTGGAACTCCATGACTAGTGGCAGTGACCACCATGGGTGCAGTTTTTGAGATATTGGTAATAGGTGCGTATACTTTTAAGGCACTTTCCCAACGGATCGTCTCACGAAAGGTACTGCCCTGATATATTTTAAGATTTAACTTTGTCGGACCAGCCATTGGGCACTCCTTTATTATATAGAGCTGTAATTTTTAAAGCTCTTGTCATTTTGGTACTATTATACCACAAGGGCAGAACTTGGTCAAGCGAAAAAATACCCAGCTTTGTGGGCTGGGTATTTTTTGTGGGTTACTCAGGTTGACTGGGCCACGCTACTGTCCAAGGAAAATCGATTTGAGCTGTAACATCTCGCAGTTCCTGACGATAAGTTGCCCAAATAATCTTGTTTACAGGCGCATCACCAACTTGGGTCCAATCGGTGTCTTTTAATTTTTGATTACGGCTGGAACGTACCGAGCCAGCCTGTTCAAGATCTTTTTGTGCTTTGTATTGGGCTTCTTGCTCGGCAGCTGTGGCATCTTCGGTATCTGTAAAAACAGGACCAAGGATGTACTTGGTGTACCACTTGCCGTCAATCTGCTCAACACCCTGACGCATGGAGTATTGATAAACAGTACCCCCGGAGGCTTGGGGTCCTTCGAAGACAGGATCACAACCCAGTTGTTCTAGAATTTCCGGGGTGGTCCTATCCCACGTTGGTCCGCCATTAGATCTTTGGTAATTACGAAATTCTTCTTCAAACATTATTTGACCAGTGGCTCTGATTCTTATTTCCATAGTGGTTCCTTAAGCTATAGCGAAATATAGATATGTGGCAGTGTCGGCATTTAACTGACCAATTGCTGTTTGGTTAACAATAAATCCAGAGTTATCGGGATCTATACAATCCTCAGAAGAGATATCTGCCTGACTTTCGATAAAGTTGTTAAATGGGTCATTTCCAGCAACAATACCTCGTGCTGTATCAAAAACATGCCAATGGTTGTTAAAATCTAATCGTTTAATTAAAACAAACCTGGCTCCTGCTGTAAAACCGCAATCTATAGTTTGGCTTGTCCCATTTCCCGTATAGCGCCCTATTTTACTAACTCCTGGAACTGAAGCAAAAAGAAATGCTGTATAACCGCCGCCACTTTGATTAATTGCTCCATTTTGTCCAACAGTGAATGTAGTAGCCGTAGGAGCTATAAATGAAGTGTTGTTTCCTAACCAATCTGCTCCTACCCCAATTTTAGCATTAGCTAAATTTAAGTTCAGCAATTGCTGATCCGAAGTCCATGATGTGTTGTTGTTGTTTATATGTATAGACAACACTGAGGTATCAACACCCACATTTCTATACCTAAATATAATCAACTCTGGAGGAACTCCCAAACCGTGTGCTACTACCTGTGTGGTCCCATTGCCACCATAAATAACTGTGTCAAGGAATCCAGGAGCTCTTCTAAAACTATGAAATGTTGACCCAGCTAGCGTACTAATAGGAGTAAATCCTGTACTATCCCACGTAGTTGGATTTGAGCCGGTCCCAACTGATTGTTCTACTGAGGTTGCTGCTACTCTATACTGAAAACCAGTCAATCTCGAAATCATTACAGGCATGGACGCTTGCGCACTAGTTCTATCAAATATTTGAAAATCAACAGGGAATCCAGTGGTAACCTTTGAGTTAGTATCTGTAAGAGTCGGAGAAAAAACGGAAATCCCACTCGTAGGCCTCCTCATAGGACCGCGGCGAATTGCTACATAAATATATGTAGAACCGTTCTGATTAACAGAAATATTAGCGCTGGGTAAATTAAATCCAAATTGGTAGGGGTACGCACGAGGTGAAACAACGTCAGCTGCTGAAGTGTTAGGCGCTAATGAATAACTAGTTAATAGATTCATACCTCTCATGTTATCCAAAATTACCCAGTCTGCAGCTGAAGTGGTATTTTTTATCATTATCCATTGCGGCTCCCAGCCTAATGAGCCGCCTATTCCAGCAGTATTTCCCGTACCAACATAACTACCGCAACTAATCACATTATCCGTACCTGAGAGACCAAACCCGCCTGCATTGTGGGCGAAGAGGTAGGCGACGTAGGTGACGCCATTGTCGTTGTTGCTTAACGCCGCGTCAGCTACAAAAGTAGTTGCCGTTGGATCCCAGTCAAAACTACTGCCTGTGGCAAACTCATTTGTTGCATTAAGATAACCTACGCCATACCGTCCGGCATTTATTGACCGGTGAAACACATGCCAGTTTGTTCCAGCAGCGCTTGTAGCCTTGGTAATGATGCATCCGGGAACGCTTCCTAAATTGTGGGAGATAGTTCTGTCGCCAGTGCCATTCCCCGTCCACGTCACCACATCAAAGAACTTGGGACATTTGCGGAAGGTCCATGAGGCGTAGTTTTGGCCGTTGCCATTCATAAAAGCATCTAAGCCAAGAGAAAACCCTGAAGAAGAAAAAGCCGTTAGTGACGTGGAGTCAAAAGACTGCGCTAATGTGCTGTTTGTATATAGATTTTGACCGACCCCTCGCGCGGTATCAGTTATCGCATGGAACCCCGCATTTGTTCGACTCTTAACCCAAACCATACCCCCATATCCTTTAGCTAAAGTATCAAGAGGTAAGGCATCATTGGGTGCAGTAAACGCGCTTGTATATACTGAACGATTTACAGTGACCCTAATGTCATCCATGTAACCGTTCATTTTCGTACCGCCACCTACTGATGCCCCAAAAAGTAGTTGTGGCGTCGATCCAATCAAACGATTTCCACCAGATAAAAGTGACGAAGTAGCTACCGATGATGCAAGAGAACCGTTATAAAATAAACGTACTGTTGTACCATCACCAGTAAGCGCAATGTGATTCCACTGATTGGCGGTAGGAAGCGAGGCGGTCATATATGTTGTACTGCTTATCCAAAACCGCATAGAGCCATTAGAGGCTCTAAGCAACCATTGGTCAGACGAATTACTTACAGTACCACAAACGTAAGTTGTTTCATCGGGTGATGAACTGTTTTGCCAAAAATCAATACAAAAGTTCTCGTAGATATTAAGCTGTTTTGATAATACTGTATATAACCATCCGTTATTTGCAGGTACGAAAGAAAATGCACCTGATCCAAACTTAGTCGGTGACGAAACTACGGAAACTCCGCTGTTAACATTTGTTACTGAAGACGGTACAGGTGCACTATCTGTAAGGCTATTAGATAACTGAAGGACAGTTCCATTAGTAGCACCGTCAGCTAATGCTATGCCATTTGTGATTGTCTGCGAGGAGCCGTTGCCGGTGTAGATCCACGTTGAAAAAACGTCTTCAATATAAGTGCGGTCAGCAACACCGGCACCAAAAGCATCGTATGAAGCAGCACCAGAAGTTTCTTGTAGAGGCATGGTTTACACCTTGAACTGAGTAACAGAAGCCAACACAGTGTATGTAGAAGCAGCTGTTTTAATAATCAAATAACGATAGCTATCAATTCCGCTGGCATTTCCAGCAGTAGGTGCACCACCAATCCATCTAGTAGTCACACCGCTTGTGGTTCCATCTACTTGTACTGAATTGTTGAAGTATGCCGCTGATCCCTGAGTCACCAAGAATGCAACAGTGACGCTTTGACCTGTTGCCAGAGCAGTATTTAGAGTAGTACCGCTGGATGCCCTAAAGTTCACTGTCCAGTTAGCACTAGCGTTTGTGGTGTAGTACAATACCGACTGCGTGGTGATGTCGTAGTTGATTGTGCCCGTAGCCGCTGTGGCACTGATGCTGGCAACCTCGGCTGCATTTTTCAACACCACTCCCAGCACACTGCTGGAGCCGCTAAAAGTCTGTGTGCCGGTGAAGGTGTTGCTATCAGTAAATGCTACATCTTTGAATGTTGAGAATGCTGTAGCAGAACCATAAGTCTGCTGCCAGATTCGCATTCCAATAGCATCCTTGCGAAACGAGATCAGGTTGTCATTGCCAAAGCTAGAATTGGTATAGGACCTCATTATCAAATTATCGCTATAAGGGGCTGTATTGTTATTTGCCCACGAACCCGAAGCAAAAGTCATGGCTCCAGAATAACCATTTGAGGGTGATGATGTGGGACTATTCATAGGGCGTAGTGATATTATAGTAATATCGGCACTGCCGTTAAACGAGGCTTCATTAATATTGCGAGCAGTAGCAAGTGTGGTCGCCGTTGAAGAGTTCCCAATCAGTGCACCACGGAAGTTGGTGGCCTGTATGTCACCCTGAGTGCCTGAAAACACCTCGCTGGTGTTTGTAGCGTTTGGAATAAATGTTAGGTAGCCTGTTGAATCATCGTACCCAAAGAAACCGGTTCTGGCAGAGGTGCCGTCATGCCAACGAAACTCAATGCCGCGGTCCTTGTTGTCGTCGACGGTTGGGGCAGTATCACCACCCAGAGTAAAGATGGGGTCGTCCACAGTAACTGTGGTACTATTAACAGTGGTTGTGGTGCCGTTGATAGTCAGGTTGCCACTCACACTTAAATTACCTGTTACGGTAAGGGTGCCACCACCATTTACTCCCGTACCACCGCCCGCTTGCAACCTTATATCATGGTCAACTGTTGTTGCTCCACAGTTAAAGTCAATAAAAGGTGTACTTGCTACATTGTCTATTCTTCCCAAGTTTAAGTTGCCACCAGCATCTACTCCAGTAGCTACACGGTATCCAGTACCGCTACTAATTATAACGCCAAGAGTACTTATACCACCAGTAGAAGCATTGATAGTTGCTACTGTTGAAGATAACACACTTGTGGCATTTGGTGTAGCGCTTGCCTTGCCAATTAGTATACCACTATTTTCACTGATTACAAGTGCAGTCTGAGTAGTACCAGCAGCATTGCCACCGCTTGCTAAATACAAGTTGTCGTCGTACGTGGCATTCCACGACCACTTTATGAGTGGGTGGCTTGTGCTGGTCCAACTACTCACAGTTTGGCGAACTTCAAACTCGCCAGTTGTAGAGGTATTTAAGAGTGGTGAGTTGATGAACATTGGAGACTGTACAGCAACGTTACTACCAACACTACCCAAGGTAAGCGTTCGGCCCGTAGTTCCTCTGATAGCACCATTCTGTTCAAAAATCATGTCTACCGAGTTGGTGCCATCACCAATAACTACGTTGGCGGCAGTGTTGCCCAAAGTCAGGGTGCCACCAGTATTGGTGATACTCAAACTGCCTGCATCATCAACCTGAATTTTAGCGTCTAGGTTACTGTTCAAGTCATAGAAGTCTACTAAGCCACTCAGTGGTGTAATAACAACATTTTTTGGCATATCAATTCAACCTTGTTCCGCCTACGCGTATTGTGTTTTGTACAGTACTGTTGCCAATAACCGTTCTCTCAAGCGGCATACCTGGACCCATGTTGGCCACTTCCATGGCTGGTGTTGCATAACTTGAGTTCATGGTGACCTGAATGGGCTTCATCCACCAACCTTCTGATGCGTCTCTCAGGGTATTTGCTACACCAACATTTACCATGCGCTGCCAGCTTACTGGACTTATGGTAATTTGTACAGTTTCATATCCATTAGTAGCCTGAGCTGTATAGTTCGCTGTGGTACTACCACCGCTCAAACAACTGCTCCAGTTGCCACCGGCATTGCCTAATTGATTAGGAGTTACACCAGATTGTAGATCACTAACAGCTAAGTAGGGATATGTTCCCACAAAATTAGGAGCCAGCTTTACACTACAGCTTACTATAACAGTGGTATTTGCTGGAATGTAAATGGTCTGATACCAACCTCTCCAAGCCTCATCAAAGTCTACAGCAACTACCACTCTCCATGCAAATTCGGTATTATCCCACCAGCGTTCAGTACCATAAGAAAATTGGCGAACTCTGTCAACCTCAAAGTCATCTTCTATGGATGTTAATTGACACAGGGCTTGATTACCACGATCTCCTTGTGAGTGAAACATTCCTCTTTGATAGGTACCTGGTACTGGATCAAACACATTAGAATAACCGCTGCATGTTCTTATCTTTGAGTACACAAACTGTGTATGACCTCTGTCTTGTGCAGGTCCGTACAACCCACCTGTGACCTTGAATCTATGTAGCGGAATACTGTTGCTAAAAGTATTGGGTCCTTCGGTTAGAGCATCAATAATATTTCTGTGCGTACCACAATTTGCCTCGTATGTAGTAATTCTTATTCCATTGTAAGATCTAGAAGAATAGTTGTGGGAGACCTCACCCCACTCCACGTAACCTTCCAACCGCATGCCCCAAGCATTACTGCCCGCACTTATACAATTGTAGGCTGCCGTACCACTATCATAGTAAAGGCTAATTGAAGAATTAAAAATACCTACTGCAGTACAACACCGAAATTGACAATAACGGGCACTCCATGCCACCAATCCACCTAGATCACGAGTACTGTTGGAACTGGTTAAACTCAAGCCCTCTACCCAAGGTTGTTGGTTCAGAGCTGGAATAGTGTTGGTCAGGGTTACTCCTGGTGAGTTTGTGCTGTGATATCCACGTATTGTAACACCACCCTCTGACATACCCTGACTGCTACCTACATAGCGGAAAAATACGTCTTTTAAGATCAATTTTCTGGTATAGTCTGTGCTCCAAAATCCGCAGAATACACCGTAATAGTCCACGTTGGGTGTGACTGGTTCTACTACTACATCTCGTGTCAACCGAGTTACCAATGCACCCTGTACTACATTGTAGCCTATTTGAGCGTTGAGGGTGACAACATTGCCCGCCACACTGGTCACCACATGACGGTAACGAGGACCGCTGTCAGTACCATAGGCATTCCACGCACGGTCTGTGGTTCCACCACATTCGCTGCGAGCTTCAATCCAGATCTCGTCGTTTGCCACAAACTGGTTGCTGTTTGCCACAGTGATGGTAGTTGCAGTACTGGTACTGCTGGTCGTGGTAACAGTAGCAACTTTTCGTACTTTGTCACCACTAGCATGGATCTTATTGCTGCCAGTCTCGTATACCGTCACACCTGTTGGGTTTCCTGTGATGGTGGAGTCACATGTGATTACGTGAGTGGCGTAGTTTATTGAACTGATTGTTCGTACATTCAAGTTACCGGCGGCATTGGTACCAAACACAATCCTTTGACCGGCTCTGAACACCTTGCTGTTTCCAACAGTGATAGTACTTCCAACATAGGAGATAATATTGCTTGTAGGACCCACAAACTCACGGAAGTATACTGTGGTTCCTACAATGTCGTGAATCCAGAATCCTTCGTCTCTGAGAGTGGTACTACCAGCATTACCGGTCTGGGCAGTGGTGTTGTTGTAGACCGCAAACCATTCACCAGGTGCAAAGTTTGTTGTAGAGGTAAAACTAAAGCTTGTACTGTTTTCATTTGCAGCTGAGGATAGAGTAGTGGTGGGCATACCATCACTACCCTCCATGATCAACTTACTTCCACTTACCTCTTGGTGGTACAGTATGTGCGATTCCGCAGCTGTTCCACGAAACTGGAGTTTGTGACCACTGCGAGCATGGTAAGTGCCGTTGGTGACAATGTTTAACCGGCCATTCATTCGGAGTGTGGTTGGACTACCACTCAAGGTCTGTAGTGTTCCAAATATATTGCTGTCCTGAAAACCAGTTGTCACAGGGGTGACCACATCGTAGGTGACTGTATGGCCAGTGGCAATTACAAATGAGTCACCATCAATGGGAACCGCACCTCCAACCCAAGTGGTGGTTGCACTGAAATTACCAGATTGAGTAGAGGTGATTGTTGCCATGGTTTAAACGCCTTGAATAATGGTTGATGATGTAGGATCTGGTTTGGATACTTCTACTGTGATGAAGTTGCCTTCTTGTTTCAGTTCTGTTACCACAACTTCTGAATCTGTAGATAAAGCTGTTAGGTCGGTGATGTCTATTACTATCTTTATGTTCATACTATAATCCAAACCTTCCTCTTAGGGCATTAAAATTTTGACTAACTTCAGTGTTTGTTAGTGCTCTGTTGTAAATTTTAATGTTAGATATTTCACCACTCCAAAATACGTTTCTTGTTCCTGCAGCAGTTCCATTGCATCCTACAACAAATGTAGCTGCTCCTGTAACCGACCCAGCAGGCGCAGCTATCGAAGAATTAAACACACCATTTTTAAAGGTTCTAACAGTAGTTGATCTTTCTAGAACACAGGTTATACAAAACGGAACGCCTACTGTTATAGGAATACCAGCAGGTTCTACTCTTGGAGTACCTGCACTATGATTGATTGTAAAAACTAGTGTAGTATCAGACCCAAATAAACAAAATCCTGCCTCGCTGAGGGCGTCGGCCCCGGCACCTTTAGAAAATACTCTTAAATTGGTAGTAGCATTTGAATATCTTGTTGCCCAGACTTCTACAGTAAAATCACCAGTCGCAAAATTTAAACTACTGGGATTTCCAAATTCTACATAGTCATTTGATGCATCAAAAACAATAGTTTTGCCATTGGCTATACTGAACGTTGGGCCGCCCGTTAATGTTCCAGTTGTCTTATTTTCGCTTAAATCAATCCAAGTGGTTCCAGATCCGGGATAGCTTTTAATATTTCCAGCATCTAGTGATAAAACTAGTCCACTTTCTACTGTGTCGGGGCCTGCATGACAACTCATAATCCAAACCTTCCTCTTAGGGCATTAAAGTTTTGTTGCACCTCTTGAGCACTCAATGCTCTGCTATACATCTTCATGGCGCCGATGGAATTCTTGGCATAGTATCGGTATTGATATTTGCCAGGTCCTACATTACCGGCTGCAGCACCTAAGCTCAATAGGTTGCTTACGCCATTATTGAGTGAGCTCGGTTGTAGGTTGCTAGTACCTGCTCCTAATTGAACACCGTTGAGGTAGGGCGTCCAGGAATTACCAGATCTAACTGCCACTACTTGATACCAGTTACCTTGTATTATCTGAGTACCAGAAGTTCCCAGGGTCCAGCTACATACTGTTGGTAGTGACGAAACTCCGTCTTTTACTGAGTATATTAAAGAGTTGTCGGTGTACGTAAACCCACTATGCCATCCCGAATAACCGGCTAAAAAGCTCCACATCTCTACACCGTCTAGGGCTGATGGTGTGCGGTCATTGATACGAAACCACACCTCCCAAGTATGGTCGTTGTAGGCAAAATTATTGTAGGTCAAGTTGTTAACACCAACTGTTTCTGCTATACCACCCCACTTAGATGACTTGGTTGCAGTACCCAAACCAGTGGTATATGTACCAGCTGCTAGGGTTTGACCTGTTGTCAGTGGAAATGTAAATGTAGTAGAGTTGACAACAGTTCCAACATACTGAGGACCGTTGAGTTTGGTTTGTTCTGTGCCCACAGCTCCTGATATAGTAAAGTTATCAAAAGCACCCCATATTGAGGTGTCAGGAACGGTGGCTGTTACTGTGCTGGTGCCGTTACCTATGTAGTTAGTTATAGTGGTTGTGGTGTTGGGGGTCGAAGTTCTGTTAAACGTTATAAAATCTTTGTCTGGTGCAAAAGTACAAAATTCTGGTCTAAACACATTGAAAGTGTAACCACCTATTGAATCTCGTATCGGTAGTGGAGTATTGTTAGTGTTCTGATTTTCGATCTTGGCACCCCAAAAGTCTAACACCATGGTGCCAAAGTAATCTGAGGCTAGGTCAACGAAATCTTTTGAGGTTGCTGTTGGTATGGCTGTAACTGTGATGTATACCCACTTACCCTGGACCAATTGAGATAGGTAGTTTAAACTGGGTTGTCCATCCCTCAAATCTGTCCATAGTGTGTTAGTCATTGTGGGGTGCAGAGTACCACTTACCCACTTAACCCAAAAGCTAACAGTGTACCGGTCTGTACCATTGGGTGTAAATGGAGTGATATTAACCCTTATACCACTTCTGCTGTACACAATCACAGAACCAGAAGTATTTGCTGCAGTTACAGGTGCAGTAATAGTATTGTTGTCTGTTTTTGTTACAACATACTGACCATCCACCCCACCACCACTTGTAAAATCTATAAATAGATTTTGGGCAGACACAAATGGGTGGTTGGTTAGTGTAATAGTGGCAACATTGTTGGTGATTGTATAT